GAAGAACAGTACCTTAAATTAAAGGACAGCTATCCCGACCTTTTTACGGCGGAAGAAAAGCCTTTCGGGTTTGGTTTTTCGGGCGGTGATGACAGCAAGCCAACGGGAAGTGTGAATAATACTCTTGCAAATATATTCGGAGTTAAAACAAATTAAGGAGGATAAAATATGGCTAATACAATTGATTATGTACAGCAGTTTAGTACAATGATTGACCAAATGTATGCGGCGGAAGCTAAAACATACGCACTTACACAGTCAAATTCGGGCATTACGTTCATAAATGCCAACACAATCAAAATACCAAAGCTTACATTAAGCGGTTTTAAGGACCACACAAGGGGCGGTTCTTTTAATAGTGGTTCTGTGGGTAACGAATATGAGATTATGAAGTTATCTCACGACAGAGACCGAGAATTTGTAATTGATGCGATGGATGTTGACGAAACAAACGCTATTGTATCAATAGCGAATATTCAAGCACAGTTTGAGCGTGAACAGGTTATTCCGGAATGGGATGCGTACAGACTTTCTAAACTGTATCAGGATTACACGACAAAAACAAAGAGTACGGCAGATGTTATCGAAAACAGTGGTACGGCAATAATGCAGTGGTTTGATAACACAATGGCGGCTATGGATGATGCGGGCGTACCCGAAGACGGTAGAATTTTGTACTGTACACCACAGTATAAGACATCTCTTAACAGTGTGCTTAACAGACAGCTTACCGCAAAAGATAAGGTGCTTGAAACATCCATTGAAGCACTCGGCAAGGTTAATATAGTGAGTGTACCAAGCGGCAGAATGAGAACACACTACGATTACACGGACGGTTTTACACCGACAGATACCGCAGGGGCAATGGCTATGATATTGGTACACCCTACGGCGGTTATTGCAAGAGATAAGTATGCGTATATGAAAGCATTTGCACCGGGCAGTGACAGCCGCACAGCAGATAACTGGATTTATCAGATAAGAAAATACGGTGACCTTTTCTTGCTTGATAACAAGACCGAGGGTGTTGCGGTTGCACTTTCAAAGGCGGCAACGGAAGCGGCGGAAGCGTAATAATAAGGCGGTGAGCCTATGGATGCGGATATAAGAAGAACTGCGGAAAATAAGATAGCAGATGTTACGTTTAACAGGTCAAAAAGTGATAATCTTACAGATTTTCAGTGGCAGTGCGTAACGGAAGCTATCGAGTATCAATGCGAGTATTACGAAAAATACGGTACCGATACAGACGGGATAAACTCACTTTCGGTTGAGGACTTTTCAATAAGCTACACGGTGGGTTCTGCGGCACAATCGGGACTTGACAGCCGTGCTTTAAATGTGCTTAAGCAAAGCGGCTTGATGTGCGGGAGGTTGAAAAAATGATAAGCAAAGTACCGCCGATACCTAAAAGCTTCTTTAATCGTGTTTGCAAAATAACCACGGAATCGGGCAATATTGACAGGTACGGCAACAGGCAATCGGAAACAAGCGAATATATGTGTAAGTTTGTGCAAAAGCATATACATACGCTTAATGAGGATAAAACGTTAATAACACTTGAGGGGCGTGCCTTGATTGACGGGGGTGTAAGCCTTGTAGGTTGCGTTGGTTGCGTGTTCGAAATCGGCGGTACTGCTTATGTGGTGCATACTTGCACAGCGGTAAACAATCCGGATGGCAGTGTGCATCATTGGCGATTGGAGTTGATTTGATGGCAAATTTCAAGGTCAAAATGAACAAAAAGTTTATGAAAAAGTTGACAGCGGAGGCTGTGACGGCTTTGGAAGAAACGGCGGAAGCGGTCAAAACCGATGTTATAAAAGCACAGGTTATGCCTTTTGACAGCGGTGCACTCCAAAACGAAAGCACCTTTGTTGATACATCGGAGAGTAAAAAAGGTATTGCAAGGCTTGTGAGCGACACACCTTATGCAAGGAGAGTATACTTTCATCCCGAATTTAAGTTTCAAAAGGTCAACAACAAAAATGCCAAGGGCGAATGGTACAATGAATGGATTGAAGGCAATAAAAAGGATTTTGCCAAAAAGACATTTAAAAGGCTGTATAAGGAGAGAACAAATCTATGATTAAACTTGACGATTTTGCCGATTACATAGAAAGTGAATATATAAACAAATCGGATGGCGATTGCAAACTTTTCATCGGTAAACTCTATGGAGGTGAGAGCAATGCCGATAATGTAAACGCTGTTGCACTGTATACGGGAGAAATCGAAAAACATACTGCCGTGAGCGAAAAGAGCTACGATAATTACAGGCTTAAAATACTTGTACACGGCAGTAAGGATTATGTAAAGTCGGAAGAACTTTCCAATGATATATACAGCCTTTTTGATGATGTTATTGCCGAAATAAACGGTAAAAGGTGCATATTAAATACCGAATACAGTACCCCCGTTTCGATTGGCACAGATGATTACGGCATATTTGAATTTGTTATTAACGTGAATGTGATATACACGGAGGTGGAATAAATGGCAGAAACAACATATACGGGAGTAAGTCCCGTTAACAGAATAAAATTTAAGCTTGACGATAAAACCGTTAAGGATGCTGAAAGTTTATCTATAGCATTTGATAACGGTATAGAAGAATGGAATCCGATGGATCAAGACGGTTGGGTAAATCGTCTTATGACAAGCAAAAGTTGTACTATTTCTATGGGTGGTAAGCGTAATTACGGTAATGAGGGTAACGACTATGTGGCTTCCTTTGCCGTAAAAAACGGTGAGGATTGCTATGCAAAATTTACAATCGAATTTCCGAATGGTGCAACGTTTAATATGCCTTGTGTTGTAAACGTTACAACTTGGGGCGGTGACAGCACGGCGGTTGATGCCCTTGAATGGGAAGTACAGTCAAACGGTAAACCCACATACACGGCGGCATAAGGGGGATTTGTATGAAAGTTATAGACATATCATCAAAATTAAGCAATGAAAAGCCCGTAATAAAGCTTGCAGACGGACTTGAATTTGAAGTGGATAACGATAAAAACAAGGTGCTCATAATGCAACAGACGCTTTCTTCCGATGAGGGTGACGACATTGAAAAATTCGATAAGATTATAACAATTCTTTTAGGTAAAAAAGCTCACGACAAGATTGAATCTTTGAAATATTCTTTTGCCGATTATACAACGATTGTTAAAGCCGTTATGGCGGCGGCAACAGATGTTGATTATGAGGAAATAGAAAGTCGATTTCAAAGGGAAACACAATAATTACGACAACTATTGGTACGATGTTTTTATTGATTGGAATTTGATTGAAGCATCATTTTTGCAACAGTACGGCATAAGGCTTACAACAACGGATATGCCTTATGCCGAATTTGTAAGATTACTTGGCGGGCTAATGCCCGAAACACCTTTAGGGCGTATTGTAACGATACGAGCCGAAAAGGACAGCAAGGTGTTAAAACATTTTACACCGGAACAAAAAAAGATAAGAACCGAATGGATGTTGTACAAAAACGAGATTTTAAAGTCCGATGTAGAAGCGTATAACGAAAAGACAGACAGACTTCAAGCAACATTGTCAAAGGTATTCGGAGAAAAGGGAGGTGGTGGCAATGTCTGATTCTGTGGGCAGAATTGACCTTGAACTCGGTATTAACAAAAAAGGATTTCAAAAAGATGTGAGCGGTATAAGCTCAATGGCTGCAAAGGCGGGAAAAGTCATTGCAGCCGCTTTTGCAATTGACAAACTTGTAAGCTTTAGCAAAGCCTGTGTACAAGCCTATACAACACAGGCTATGTCCGAAAAGAAGCTTGAAACGGTTATGTCACAGCGAATGAAAGCAAACTCCGATATGATAAACTCCGTTAAAGAGCTTGCATCGGAACAGCAAAAGCTTGGTGTTGTCGGTGACGAAGTTACGCTTTCGGGAGCACAACAGCTTGCAACCTTCCTTAACAGTACATCTGCACTCAAAAAGCTTCTTCCGGCAATGGATAATCTTCTTGTACAACAAAACGGTCTTAATGCCACTGCCGAGAATGCCGTAAACATAGGTAACCTTATGGGTAAGGTTATGCAAGGACAAACATCCGCACTTACAAGAGTGGGCATAACCTTTTCGGAAGCACAAGAAAACATACTTAAGTACGGCACGGAGGAACAAAAGGCGGCAACCCTTGCAGAGGTTATAACCGATAACGTAGGCGAAATGAATAAGGCGGTTGCCAATACACCCTTAGGACAGATACAACAGCTGAAAAACAATTGGGGCGATGTGTGCGAGGTGTTGGGACAAACCGTGACTTATGCCCTTGTGCCTATGCTTAAAACGCTTAACAAAATTGTTGAAAAGTTGAGTGTTGCGGCAACTGCGGCAAAAGACTTTGTGGCATCCTTTTTAGGTATAGACGAAAGCAGTGCCGATAACATCGGCGGTGTTGCCGACAGTATGTCGGATGCGGCAGACAGCTCCGATGATACCGCTGACAATATGGCTGATACAACAAAACAGGCAAAGAAGCTTCAATCCGTGCTTGCAGGCTTTGATGAATTAAATGTGTTAAGCTTTGACACCGATGAAGATGAAGAAACCGAAACGGCTGAAACAGCAACGGCAACCACATCACCGAGTAGTAATACGGCGGTTGACGATAAAAAGCTGAACAAAACAGCAAGTGCCGCAAAGGCTATGCTTGACGATGTGAAAGAAAAGGCAAAACAGGTTGCACAAATATTTTCGGAGGGGTTCAAAAAAAGCCTTGATTTCGGGAATGTAAATCAAAATTTCGATAATATAAAAAAGCAGTGTGCCGATATAGGAAACAGCGTAAAAAACATATTAAATGATGGCGAAATACAGAAAAACAGTTCCAAACTTGCAGGGGATGTTATAACAACACTGGGCGAAATAGGTGGTGCGGCTGTTAGCATAGGAACAAGCCTTGCAGATTTCTTCACGGGTAGTGTGGCAAAATATATAGCACAGGATGCGGACTACATTAAGGAAAGAATAAACGGCACTGTGAAAGCGGCTGATGAGGGTGTAAATACTGTCGGCAGATTTGCGATAGGTCTTGCGACAATATTCACAGCTTTTGACAGTGAAGCCGCAAAAAATATGGGCGCAAACCTCTTAGGTATATTTTCAAATGCCTTTTTGGGTATTTTAGAACTTGCTACAAAGTTTACTGCCGACATTCTCTCTTGCATACTTGACCCAATTACAAACAATGCGGATAAGATAAAGGAGGCACTCGAAAAATTATTTGAACCTTTAGAAACGGTTTTCGGCACTATAAATGATTCGGTCAAAGAAACGTTTGAAAAGCTGAATGAGATGTATGATGAGCACATACACCCGTTCTTCCAATCTATATCCGATGGCTTTACGGAAATTTTGGGAATGGCTTTGGATTGGTTCAACTCTGATTTTGCGCCTATGCTCAACAGGCTTGCGGACCTCTTTGACAGCGTTTACAAAGAGCATATTCAGCCTATGATTAACGAGTGCATAAATCTCATAGGCAAACTGTTTGACAGCTTAAAAAAAATATGGGAAAAGTGCATAAAACCACTTATTGAATGGTGCGTACAAAACATACTGCCTAAAATTACACCGATTTTGGAAACAATGGGCACAGTGTTTATGACACTTATGGGAAATGTAGCTGATGTGGTGAAAGGCATTTTACAGTATTTGGGCGGTCTTATAGACTTCATTACCGGTGTGTTAACAGGTGACTGGGAACAGGCTTTCACGGGTATGAAGGAAATGGCAGAGGGTAAGATTAATGCCGTTAAGGGCATAATAGAGAGCCTTATAACATTGATTAAAGGTGACCTTTCAATAAAACTTGAATTGCTGAAATCTACATTCACAACGGTTTTTGAGGGTGCGAAAGCCATTGTGAAAAAATCGGTTGACTACATAAAATCGCTTATAACGGCACTTGTTGATAAAGTTAAGCAAGCGGGAGAGAGTTTGAAAAACCTCTTTTCATTCGGCAAATCAGGGGCAACGGCAAATGTACAGGTAAGCGGAAGTATACCAAAGTTTGCCACAGGCGGTGTTATAAATCAACCTACGCTTGCTATGGTTGGTGAAAACGGCAAAGAAGCCGTTATGCCGCTTGAAAATAACACGGGCTGGATTGATGAACTTGCTATGAAGCTTGCAACAATTATGAGTGCAGGTAAAAGTGCCGCACAGCCCCAAAATCAGCCAATATATATTGAACTGGATATAGGCGGTACAAAGTTCGGTAAGGTGTGTATTGACAGCATAAACAGTCAACAACGCCGTGCCGGTAAGATTTTACTTAATGTTTAAGGTGGTGGCGATATGGCGAACAGTTTGATTACGGTGGGTGGTGTGGATTTTACACCGTATATTACGGAATTTCAACCCGGATTAGCTGACCTTGATGTGGAAAGTACCCGTAACACAGCAGGATTGTTAATAAGAAACAGAATTGCGGTTAAGCGTAAAATAAAGCTTTCATTCCGTCCTTTAAAGCAAGCAGACATAAGCAAAATTTTAAAGGCTGTGTCACCCGTATTTGTAACGGTTACATATCTTGACAGCCAAGACGGAACAGTGACAAAAACTATGTATGCAAGTGACAGAACTGCCGCCGTAGCTGTTATAATAGGCGGTGTTGCGTATTGGACAGGCTTAAGCTTTGATTTGGTGGAACAGTAGGTGATTTTATGTTGGATTATGATATAGATGTAAAAACGGATACCGTGACGGGTGCAAGAGTTGTTATAAATGACGATATTGTATTTGACGACAGCAATATAAGCAAATTTACAATTACGGAAAGTGTATGTGATGACAGTAAAATGAGTGTGGGTAATGTTATAAGCAATTCTTTAAGTCTTGACCTTATAAATGTTTTACCCGAACCGGATGAAAACGGGGATGTTGTGTATAACGATGATATATACAACAAGGATAAAACAGGGCAGAAAATAGAAGTGTTTGTAAGCTACGGGACTTCTGAAATTCCTCTCGGTACTTTCCTTGTTACCGATTGCGTACAAAACGGTATGATAACATCAATAACGGCACTTGACAGATTCAGCAGTATCACATATGAAACTGAATATAAATCGGGTTTGGATTGGAGCAGTACACACACACTTGCCGATATAGCAAAGGACATAAACAAAAGCTTGAATATAGATTTGCTTACACCTGAATTATATCTAAAAAAAGAACCTGTGGGTTATACAAAAAGGCAGATGTTAAGCTACATTGCGGCGGCTTATGGCTTGAATGTGCGTATGTACCGCCACAGTGAAACGTATATGACACCGTATTTTGTAAAATTCGGGGGCACGGATAACGTTGTAAATGCAACTATAGACGGAGAAATCACATTCCAAAACGGACTAACCGTAAATAACATTAATTCGTATGTTTCGGGGGTATTCGCATCCACATCTGACGGAGATTTGGAAACATACAGAAATGATTCGGATACCGATGTGACGGAAGTGCAGATTGAAGCCGATATGTCACCTTTCGATTACACGGCATCCGACAATTTGGCAAATGCAATATTGGGTCTTAAATACAGGGCGTTTGATTGGAATGGCATAGGCAACCCTCTTATTGAACCGGGCGACAAAATAGGTATTACAACAGATGATGGCGAATATTATGAAAGCTATGTGTTTACAAATACACTAACGTACAACGGAGCTCTTACACAAACGCTTACAGCTTCTACGGATTCTTCCACCAAAAGTGCAATGGTGGGGTCCGTGTCCAATAAGGTAACAAGCACTGTAGTTAATACAATAACAAACGATGAGAATACATCAAATCAAATCGCACAAACAGTTATTAATCAAATTACAAATGTTGATAACTCAACAAATGATAACAATAATACTTATTTAACACAATTAACGGAAAATATTGTAAATCAAATTACGAATGATAACAGCTCAACAAATAACACATATATTACACAACTAAAAAATGCTTTGAATATAATAAGTGTTGAATCTGTAACAGCACTTCCTACCGAAGTTGATGAAAATACAATTTATCTCATACAAGGGGAGGTGGATGTTAATTGAAAGAAAGCAGTTTAATTTATTATAGAGGTAAAAATCATAAAGATATTTTTTACAGAGGGAAATATCACAAAGCTATGTATTTGGGTAATAATTTGGTATGGGAAAAATTAGAAGAAGATAATGGGGAAGTTGGTGGAAATGAATTTATATTCACATCTAACGAAGACTGGAGTGAAGACGAAAACTTTGGTAAAGTATCATTTAGTGTAAAAGGGAATATTAAAATTGATTGGGGGGACGGTTACACAACAAACGTAAATAATTATAATGAATATGAATATGTTTATCATTGGTACAACTATCCAGATGAAATAACAGAATATGAAGACGAAGAAGGTAACTGGATTGATATTGAATCCAAATATTACAGTTTTCCGGCAACAATAAAAATTACTGGAGATTTAAAAAGTTTTGAATCTCCAGAATATCTTTACGAGATAGTAACACCTCTTCCAAAATCAATGGCTGATATGGAATACACAGATACAATATATGATGATAATTATAATGTTATACACGAGGGTGATTTAATATTATATTGCCAAAGTCTATCTCATATACCGAAAGAAATGTTTAAAAATTGTCCAAATATAAAATCTTATAAGAGTGTTTTCGCAGGTCATCAATTAGAAGAAATACCAAATGATATATTTGCTTATGCTCAAAATGCAACCGATTTTTCTTATGCCTTATCTGGCAGCGGTGGAACTGCATTTTTACCAGATAATTTATTTGAAAATTGTAGGAATGGTGAATATTTTGCTTATGTTTTAAGTGGTGTAAGTTTATCTGGTGAATGGAATGACGAAACAAACGACTATGTTTATAAAGAAATTAACAGTTTATTTGCTAATTGTAAAAAAGCTAAAGATTTAAACTATGCGTTAAGAGGGTTTAAGGGGTATAGTGTAAATGGAGGTTATAAATTATTAGGT